CAGCAGTCAACAGACTCTCCTTGATGTTTTTCCAAATCATATAAATACTCCTTACGTATTTTACAGTAGATAGGTGGTATGTCCGCATTTAAATAAGCCATAGTTTATTTTATCTCTCCCCAATTAGGTCCAGATTCATAATCAACTTTATTCGGAACTTCCAAGTCTACTGCTTGTTCCATTATTTTTTTTATTTTATCAGCTTGGTCTTTGGATTCAATAGAAAAATCAAGTTCATCATGAATTTGTATATGTGATAAATATCCTTCTTTATACAGGTTAACCATTGCTCTTTTTGTCATATCTGCAGCACTACCTTGAATTAATTTATTTAAAGCTTTGTATGTAAAAGCTCTACGTGTTGGATTGTTGTGCCAATAATTTTTTTTAGGCTTACCATCTTTTTCTTTTATTACATTACCTTCAAAATCTTTTAGTATAGGTCCCATCTCTTGTAGTTCTTTCATACGTTCTTCATCTTCTGCAGGTACATATCTACCCCAATCACTACCTTTTAAAATAGGTTCATACTTAGGAAACCTACAACGTCTTTCAAGTAATGTTTTTATTTGTCCTTTGTTTAATGCTGCATTCATAACTTTATTCATTAATTGTTTTACGAAGGGTGCTCGGTCATGATACTTTTTAAAAAGTTCATCAGCTTTATCTTTTGTTAAATCCAATTCATTCATTAACTTTGCTTTACCCATACCATAAAACAAACCAAGATTAATTGTCTTGGCCTGTGATCTAGGTATGTCTGCCATCTCAGCTACAATTTTGTGAAAGTCTGTTGAAGGATCATTTTCATATGAATCTGCAATATCATTTACAGATGGCAATTCAAACTTTAATGCATAATGTGCAACAAGCCTTGGTTCCTGTTGCGAGTAGTCAAATGTACCCCACTTGCACCCTTCTTCTGGTATAAATAAACTTCTTATCAATGGTCCTGTATCTGGATCACGTGCTGGAATTTGTTGTAGGTTAGGATTAGAATAACTAAATCTACCTGTAACTGTACCTCCATCATCAGATCTGATTT